GTAAACAAGCAAAAGATTTTATTGATAGTATAGATACTCCTGGTAGAGTATTAGATATTAACTTAGCTGCTATACCTAATACTATTAGTAGTGAGGAAGTAAATAGTTATATGAGCAACAGAGAAGACATTCAAAGATTGAATAATTTAGCCTTAAAATTGAAGGCTGAGTTAGCTACTAAAAATATAAAAAAATCTTCTAAACTAGGAAATGCTATAGAAGTATTATGTAATGAGTTAAAAGATGAGAATTATTATAGAAGTTGGAAAGATAATATAGCTATGGCTTTTAAAGATGAGTTTGTAAGACAGAGGAATGATTCTGAAGAATCCTCAGAAGATATACATCTTATAGCTAATAATGCAGCAGATAACTTTTTAAAACAATTAATGAAATAATATGGAAGATAGGCAAACAGGTTCTCATGTATTTAACAGAGCACTTATTATAGCTAGAATACAAGATTTAATATTTGGTAAAGATTGTAAAAAGAAAATTCTGGAGAATAATTCAGTAGATTTATCAATGCAAGAGAGAATGGATGTATTAAAGAGTGAATACCCTTTAGAAACATTAAAAACAATAATAGATGGAAAATAATGAATTACCACAAGGATATGATTATAGACCTTTACCTGATGGTTTATATATAGGTTTTAGTAATATAGAGGGTAATGGATTATTTACTAGAGAATTGTTATCTAAAGAGGTAACTTTAGGTATATCACATATTGAATGTGGTGATAGATTAATTAGATTACCTTTAGGTGGATTTTTGAATGCTTCTAAAGATCCTAATTGTAAGATAGTTAAATTAAATTGTTCAGCATCTGATTATTCTTTAGTTACTATTAAGGATATCTTACCAGATGAGGAACTAACAGTAGATTATTTTAATAGTGCTTGTGGATTAGAAAAGATTTGTAAAAATTAATTTTGTAGATTAAATTTAAATAACTTATATTTGTAAAAATTAAATTTAATTATAATGGAAAAAACCTACAAAATCAATGAGTTGATTAACATCATTGAGTTACTCGGTCTTTGTAAAAATGACAAAGACTTAAAGCATTCTTCTACATCTCTTACAGGTATTAGATTATCTCGTAAGATTTCTTCTATTAAAACAAAACATTTTGAAGAGCAAGAAGAGCTTTTTAAAAGATTTGATGTATCTAAAATTGAAAAGGATGGTAAAGCATACTTTGATTGGACAGATAGAACTCAAGAAGAACAAGATAAAATCAATCAAGCAGTTACTGAATTAACTAATACTGATTATAATGTAGATGGATTTAACTCTATTGATGAGGAAGATTTTATTATATATACAAGAGGATTGCAAAATAATGCAATTGTGTTTTTATATGATAATGACAAGGCTAAGATTTGTACTGTTAGGTCTAGGTATAATAGATGTTTTATATTCCCATCTCATATGCTACATTCAAGGAGTATATTTAATAACTTTGGTATTAGAGATGCAGCTAGATTAGTTCAGGTTATATTTTTAAAAGAAAAATAATATGGATGTAAAGGATTTAAAGCTAAAGATTATATCTGCCGGGTTAAAGGCTGTTGAGGAATTGATTAAGGTTGCTAAGGAAGATATTATAAAACTTGAAGATGATTTATCTGCTGACAAGTTAAAGAACGCAGCAGCTACAAAGAAGTTAGCTATATTTGATGCATTCGAGATACTATCAAGAGTGGAGTCTGAGAGAGAGGCTTTAGATGCAATAGATAAAGGTGTAAGTAAGACTGATACAAAACAAGGATTTGCAGAACGAAGGTCAAAATAACTTATCGTATGTTGTAAAAGACATAATCCCAAGTGCAGTATTCTCAAGAAAGAATACATCTAGGACTTGGTTATACGGCTATGACGAAAAATACGACATCATAGTTATATCAAAGACAGGTCAGATAGGTCAGGTTATAAACATAAGCGGAATAAACATTGCGCTACCACCAACTCCTGACAAGTGTCTACAGAGGAGTAATGCCAAGGCAGAACAATATTGGCAGAGATTAGAATACCCAAAGCCACTTGATAAGATTAATACTATATTCCAATGGAATCAGATGCCATCTGTATTTAAAGATAGGTGGGTAGATTACATTGAGGAGCAGTTTGACTACAGGGAGCAAGGTTTTTGGTTCATGAATAATGGCAAGCCTACATACATTACAGGCTCGCATTATATGTATATGCAATGGTCTAAGATTGATGTTGGATATCCCGACTTCAGAGAGGCTAATAGATTGTATTGGTTATTTTGGGAGGCTTGTAAAGCTGACGATAGATGCTTTGGCGTTGCGTACTTAAAGATTAGACGTTCAGGATTCTCATTCATGGCATCGTCAGAGTGTATAAACATAGGAACTCTTGCAAAGGATTCAAGGATTGGTATATTATCAAAGACAGGTCCTGATGCGAAGAAAATGTTTACAGATAAGGTTGTGCCTATTAATAGTAGCCTACCATTTTTCTTCAAGCCTATTATGGATGGTATGGATAAACCTAAGACTGAGTTAGCCTTTAGGATACCTGCATCAAAGATTACTAAGAAGAATATGTACGAGATAGATGAGGAAGAACTAAGCGGTTTGGATACATCTATAGATTGGAAGAATACTGATGACAACTCTTATGACGGTGAAAAATTAGTTTTTTTAGCGCATGATGAGAGTGGTAAATGGTTACGACCAAATAATATAAAAGAGAATTGGCGTGTAACAAAAACGTGTCTAAGGTTAGGTTCAAGGATTATCGGCAAGTGTATGATGGGGTCAACCTCAAATGCACTATCTAAGGGTGGTCAGAACTACAAGGATATGTTTGAGGATTCAAATGTACTAAAACGAAATAAAAATGGGCAGACTAAAAGTGGACTCTATAAGTTATTTATTCCGATGGAGTGGAATATGGAGGGATTTATTGATAAGTATGGGATGCCTGTACTTGAGACTCCTACCGAAAAAACGATAGGTATTGATGGTGTTGTAATAAAGCAGGGTGCTATTGAGTATTGGAATAATGAGGTAGAGTCTTTAAAGGTAGACCCTGATGCATTAAACGAATTCTATAGACAGTTCCCAAGAACAGAGTCTCATGCATTTAGAGATGAAAGCAAGTCATCAATCTTTAACCTTACAAAGATATATCAGCAGATAGATTATAATGACTCATTAATTAAGGAGCATCATACTACTAGAGGCTCATTCCATTGGAAGGATGGTATACAGGATAGTACGGTAGTATTTAGTCCTGACAATAGGGGTAGGTTCTTAGTTGGGTGGACTCCTAATAGAAATCAACAGAATAAGATTATAATTAAGAATGGTATTAAATATCCGGGCAATGAGCATCTAGGCACATTTGGATGTGACTCCTATGATATCTCAGGTACTGTAGGTGGCAGAGGTTCTAATGGGGCATTGCATGGTCTTACTAAATTTAATATGGACGATGCACCTAGTAATACTTTTTTCCTAGAGTATGTAGCAAGACCGCAAACAGCAGAGATATTCTTCGAGGAAGTTCTGATGGCTTGTGTGTTTTATGGTATGCCAATACTAGCGGAGAATAATAAGCCAAGGCTACTTTATCACTTTAAGAATAGGGGGTATAGAGGGTTCTGTATGAACAGACCCGACAAGCACTTTAATAAGCTATCTAAGACAGAGAGAGAGCTAGGTGGGATACCTAACTCATCTGAGGACGTTAAGCAGTCTCACGCTGCTGCAATTGAGTCGTATATAGAGAAGTATGTAGGGTTAGATATGGAGGGCACATATAGAGATGCTGACGACATGGGTGATATGCTATTTAGTAGGACGTTAGAGGATTGGGCAAAGTTTGACATTAACAACAGAACAGAGTTTGATGCGTCTATTAGTTCGGGTTTAGCTATCATGGCAAACCAAAAGCATATGTACCTACCTGAGCAAAAACAATCAAAAATTAGCATTACCTTTGCAAGGTATAGTAATCAAGGCTCACTAAGTGAAATTATTAAATGAAGGATGTAAAGATAGATATAAGCTCCGCAGGTTTTCCTAGTCAATTTGTTTCAGATGAAGAAAAGAAATCTGACAATTATGGATTGCAAATCGGACAAGCAATTCAGTATGAGTGGTTTCGTAAAGATGGTAATGGTTGTAGATTCTACAGTCAATGGAGAGATTTCCATAGACTAAGATTGTATGCCCGTGGAGAGCAATCTATAGCTAAGTACAAGAATGAGCTATCGGTAGATGGTGATTTATCTTATCTTAATTTAGATTGGACACCTGTACCTATTATACCTAAATTTATAGAT